GTCAATTTCGCATAGGCAAAATCTATGACCCGGGTATTCTCGATAGGGAAATACTAAGATCAATCTTTAGACAGGAAAGTTATGAAACGCAAACCGCCACGGCAAATTATTGGCTACCCGAAAGACCCTTCCACCTGGGATGCGGTCGCTTTTGAGACGGCCATTCGCAACGAAGTCGAGAACACGACCGGCCCTTTGACCGCCAGCGACGAGGTGCTGATTGGCTCGCTGGTGATTGTCATGGCGACCATGTTGGACGCCCACGTAAACGTGCTGGCGCACACGCCGATCCAGCAATACGCATCCGGGACCGCGCCGTCAGCTTGGTATAAGATTCGCACGGAGTCTCTTGACAAGATAATCAAAGTTCTGGCGGAACTGGCGCTCGTCGCTCGGGGCCGGCCGAAAAAAAACAACAAGCCGACCGAGGTCGACGAACTGTTTGCCGAGTCTTAAACGATATGCACAAGACAATAATTGGCGATGCCACGCTTTACCTCGGCGATTGCATGGAGGTGTTGCCGACGCTAGAGCGCGTTGACGCGGTGATTACCGATCCTCCGTATGGCATTGGTGACAAATGGGCAAAGGATGGAGGATTTGCGACTGCTGGTGGAAAGCTATGGTCAAGTGCTGAAGGATGGGACAACGAAATTCAGCAGTCGGCCATTGATGCCGCACGAGGCTTGGCTGATGTGGTGGTCATTTGGGGAGGCAACTATTACGCGTTGCCACCTTCACGCGGTTATTTAATTTGGGACAAGATGCAGTCAGGTTTTAGCTTGGCTGACAGCGAATACGCATGGGTGAGCAAACCAATAACGCCAAAGACGTTTCGTTTTGCTAGAGCGCAACTGGCGTCTGAGGGGAAGCAGCATCCAACGCAAAAGCCATTGTCAATGATGAAATGGTGTATTGATCAAGCCGACAATCCGCAAACAATCCTAGACCCCTTTATGGGCAGCGGCACCACCGGCGTCGCGGCGATCCAGATGGGCCGCAAGTTTATAGGCATAGAGCGCGAGCCTAAATACTTTGAGATTGCCTGCAAGCGCATAGAGCAGGCCAGCCGGCAAGTGGATATGTTCGTGGACAAGCCGGCGGCAGAACAGGCGTCGTTCCTATGAGCTATTCGCCGAGTCTTGAAAAGGCATTTGACTACGCCAGGCGCGTGATCGCTGGTGATGTTCAGGCGTGTGAAGATGTGCGCCTGGCGTGCCAGCGGTTCCTAGACGGTGTCCAAAAAACGGACGCCCCTTATGAGTTCGTGCCGGCGAAGATCGAACACGTTCTTAAATTCGTGAAGTTCTGCCGGCACGTAAAAGGGCCGGAGGCCGGCAAGCCGATTGAGCTGGAACCGTTCCAGATCATGTTCCTGGCGGGCATCTACGGCTTTCGGGACCGCCAAGACCACAGCCGCCGGTGGACAACCGATGTGGTGCTATTCGTGCCGCGTAAGTCGGGCAAGACCACCATAGCGTCGATCATTGCCCTTTATGAGCTGGTGCTGGGCGACGCCGGCGCTGAGGTGTTCACGCTGGCCACCAACCGCGACCAGGCCAGCATCTGCTTTGATTCTTCCAAGGCCATCGTCGAGGGCATGGACCCGCAACTGGCGGCAAAGTTTGTGGTGTATCGCAGCGAAATCAAAAAGGCTGGCGATTCGACCAGCACCTACCGAGCCTTGAGCCGCGAGAACCGCAAGACCGGCGACGGCAAGAATCCTAGCGTGGCCATTATTGACGAGGCGGCGCAGATTATTGAGCGCTCGAGCATTGAGGTTTTGCACTCGGGTATGGGCGCGCGCAAGAACCCGCTGCGCCTGTATCTGACCACGGCGTCGTTTACCCGCGAGACAAAGTTTTTCGAAGACCTCCAGCATTTCCGGGCGGTCCTACGCGGCGCGGCCGAGGACACTTACAAATGGTTTGGGCTGCTCTACAGCATCGACCCTGGCGACGAGTGGAGCAACCCGGCCGTCTGGGGCAAGGCGAACCCGATGCTGGGCATCTCGGTCACGACCGAGCATATTCAGCATATGGCCGACGAAGCGGCCAGCAAGCCGGCAAGCCTAAACGAGTTCCTGTGCAAGCAGCTAAATATCTATGTCTCGGCCAACACGGCTTGGATCGACCGGCGCTGGTGGGACGAGTCTGCCAGGCCTATGCCGGCCGACCCGCCCGAATCAACCTTTATGGCGTTTGACCTGGCGCATAGCCGCGACCTAAATGCCATCTGCACCTTGCACCGGTACGATGAAGACGATTTCCAAGCCGAGTTTCAGTTCTTCTTGCCAGAAGAATCGCTAGACCTGGTGCCGAATCACTATCGGTCCATCTACGCCGAGGCGGTGCGGTCGGGCATTTTGAAGCTGACGCAAGGCAACGTCACCGACATGGTGGAGATTGAGCAATACATCACAAACCAATGCAAGCGCTACGACGTCAAAGAAATCGGATTTGACCCCTACAACGCCGCCGGTCTGGTGGCTAACCTATTCGGCAACGGCCTGCCGGTGAAAAAGGTGGGGCAGGGGATGGCGGTGCTGTCTAATCCCTCAAAATCGACAGAGCAGGCGATCCTAAAGCGCAACATCCACCACGACGGAAACCCGTTCTTGGGCTGGCAGCTCGGAAACTGCGAGATTTACACCGACGTCAACGGCAACGTAAAGATTCGCAAGAACGAAGCCGACCCGTCGGCGAAGGTGGACGGGATCATTGCCTTGATTATGGCCATGCATTGCCACCTAGACAATGCATTTGTCGGCGAAACATTTGGATTTAGAACCCTTGAGTGGTAGCATCGCGCGGAAATAGGGGAATTCCATGGCGATTTTGGACATTTTCAAGGGCAAAAAAGCGGCCCAAAACAACGAAGCGAATACGCTTTTTGGGCAGTCGGCGCTTGGTAATAACATCATTTACCAGGCCGGCCAGAAGCCGCCGACCGCATCGACGCAGATTCTCTACGTCACCACCTCCAGCACGACCAGCGCGGGCCGGCCGGTGGATATGTCGGTGCTTACGCGCAATTCGACGGTTATGTCGTGCGTCGGTGTCAAAGCGCGTGCAATTGGCCAGCTACCAATTCGCATCATGGCGGAGGTGGAACCCGGCGTTTTTGTGGACGCTACTCGGTCCGACAAGGTGGGATCGCGGGACAAAGCTAAGGCAAAGTCTGTCCACAACCTGCTGAACAACCCCAACAATTTCCAAAGTACCTATGAGTTCTGGTATCAATGGATGATGTGGCACGAGCTGTCGGGAGAGGCATTTACGCTCTGGTGGCGCAAAGACCAAGACATTTCTACGCAGACGCCGCTAGAAATGTACATCATGGATTCGACGCTGATTGCCGCAACAATTACGCCGACCCGCTATCCGTCGTTCCGGCTTTCGACGCCTAGCTACGGTTTCACCGAAAACCAGCAGCTATCGTCGCATCAAATCATGCACATCAAAGACGCCGCCTGGCAGGGCAGCGCCGGTTTTAACAAGGGCATTTTGGCGACCGAGCTGGTGGGGCTAGATCAGGACATTGACCTGTACGCCAACTACATCATGCAAAACGGGGCCAAGCCTAGCGGCTTGTTCGTGACCGAATCCAACATTCCCGACGGCAAATATAAGGAAATTGCCGCCCGGATCAAAGAGGCATGGAACCAGATGACGGGCGGCAAGACCAGCGACCCGTCCAAGGCTGGTCAAGGGATGCTGCTCGATAACGGCATGAAGTACATGCCAATCGACATGCTGACCTTGCAAGACGCCGACGCGGCCAAGCTAAAAGAACAGACCATGAAGCGCCTATGCGGCCTGTTTGGCGTGCCGCACGCAATGCTGGGTATTGGCGAGAGCAAGTTCAACAACACCCAAACGATGCTGGACGAATTCTACAAATCGACCATGTATCCGGTGCTGGTCAACGTCCAGCAGAAGCTCAAACAACAATTGTTCGTCGGTCACCCGTCGCTGTTTGTTGAGTTTGATACCCGCGATTTCCTCAAAGGTGCGCCGTTGGATCAAATGAATTACGTTACTTCGGCGGTGTCCAATGGCATCATGACGCCCAACGAGGCGCGCGCTTATGTCAATATGCCGGCGCTGGACGGGGCCGACGAGCTGAAAGACGACGCGAAAGCCGCCGAGCCGATTCCCGGCAGAAGCGCGCAGGACACCGGGGGCGGGGGCGGAAACCAGACCCGCAAAATGAATATTGGCAAGACCTAAAATATTGTGTCAATCATTTTTCGAGTGGTGGTAGCATCTCTGGCAACTTACAAGCCACAAGATACGCCGCGCCCGAAACGGGGTCGACCGCCTAAAATAAAAGACATTGACCTTTCCAAATCAAAGGTGATCCATGACCAAATTGATGATGGTCTGCGAGGCGAAACTCCAGCTAGAAAAGCAGAGCGACGGCGCAGAGCCTACGGGCAAGATTGAAGCGCGTGTAACCACCTGGGGCGCACGCGAAGGCGCAGACGGCCGCAAGTTTTTCTACAAGCCCGAAGGATTTATGTCCTGGGCCAAAGAGTTTTCCAAAGCTGGCCGGCCCCTGCCCATGTTTGTCAACCACGAGGCCGACGCCATTCCCGTTGGCGAGTGGACGATGTTCGAGTTCGACGACGAAGGCATGACCGCCTCGGGCCGCATCTACACCAACACGACCGCCGGCTCTGACCTGTATAAAGTTATGACCGAATCGCCCAATATGTTTGGCGGCGTTTCGGTCGGCGCTTACGCGGAATCGTATCAATGGGTCAAAGAGGACGGCTCGCCGATGACCGTCGGATCTGATGACCCCTACGAGGACGGCTACTTTCAGATCACCAACGGCGGTCTGCGCGAGGTATCCGTCGTCATGTACCCAAACAACCCGGCCGCAGAGGTGTCCAAGCTGGAGTTCTTCCGGCCCGACGGCTCTGCCGACCTGAAGATTTTGGAAAAGGCCCTGCGCGATGCTGGGCTGTCCAAGAAAGATGCGGTCGCTGCCGCATCTACGTTCAAGCGCGTACTGGAGCAGCGCGACGCTGCGCCGGCACCGGTTGAACCTGCGCCGAGTCAGAGCGAGTCTGATGCGGAAGCGACCAAGGAAATTCTTGCGGCTCTTGAGCAGCGGGAACTCATCAAGTACCTTTCTAAGAGGATCAAATGAAAGAAATCATCGAAAAGCTGGACGCCATTGAGGCATCCACGAAAGAAACCGCCAAGGTGGAGGCCGTGGCCGCTGCTGAAGCGATCAAGACCGAATTCGCCGAAAAGGTCGCCGCGCTCGAGGCCAAGATCGCCTCTGTGCAAGCGCCCGCGATCATTCGTCCCATTGCCAAGACCGTTCGCACCGACGTTAACCGCGCCGTGCGTGAGCAGCTTTCCTCCTTCTACAAGGGCGGCAAGATGCTCGAAAAAGAGCTGCAAATGTTTGCCGACGAGTCGCAATACCAAGCCTACTTGGCAGAAGCCTCGGCGCTAACCGCCGGCGGTGACGGCAAGGGCGGTCGGACTGCCTATGACCCCGTGTTCGTCGCTTTGCGTCTGCGGAACCCGCTGCGCGGCGTCTCGCGCACCGTGGCCACCGATGGCTCGTCCTACCAGTTCCGCGTCAAGACCGGCAACGCTGGCGCTCAATGGGGCTACGCGATCCAGAACAACGGCGCGTCTACCACGGAAGATACGAGCATTTGGCAACTGGTGCTCAAGGACATTAACGTCCAATTCCCGATTCGTACCGCCGCGCTGGACGACATTGATGGTTTGGAAGCTAACGTGGTTGACGATATGCTGGCCGAATTTGCCCAGTCTGAAGCAACCTCGATGATCCAGAACAACGACCAATCTGGCACGGGCACCTCGGTGGCTACCGGCGGCGCTGATGGTCTGCGCGGTTTGGATCAATACGCGGGTAACAATGCCACCTATACCGGCGGCACCACCTCTACGCCGTCGTTCGGTTCGTCTGGCACTGGCTCCTCTAGCGGTCTGCACAACCTGGCCACCTACGACCAGCTCACGACCAACGCGAACACGGTGGGCGCTAATAACATCTCCTACAAAGACGTTATTAATTTCATCTACGCGCTGCCGCAGCAGTACTGGACTCCGGACGCTAAGTTCGTGATTAGCCCGATCCTGCTCAACGCCATCCGCGCGCTGACCGACGACCAGAAGGCACCGATCTTCAACCGCGTTGAAGGTCTATCTGTTGACGGTATCGTGGGCCAGTTGCTCGGCTTTGATGTGGTGGTTAACAAGTATCTGGACACCCCGTCGCAGACCACCACCGGCGCAGCAGGCACCAACAGCCTCTATCCGATGTACTTTGCCGATTGGTCGCGTTTCCACACCATTGTGGATCGCCTCAATATGGTAATGAGAAGGTATGACCAAACGCTCCCAGGATTTATTACTTTCTACGGAGAAAAGCGTTTGGCCACCTCGGTTCGTGACCCCAACGCCGGCGTGCGCTATCGCTCCACCGGCACCGCGACCTAATGAAACGGGGAGGGCTAATCACCCTCCCCTTTCCAGTTTCACCTAGGAATTTCAAATGACCACGACTACCGAAAAAATTCTAGACGGCATCAAACGGGCCATTCACGAAGGCGGCAAACAGAATATTGATCTGCGTGAAGCCTCGGCGATTACCGGCTCGGGTTCTGGTGTCGGTGGTAATGTAGTTTTCGATGATGCGTTCGCCGCGCTGCGGTACGCCAACCCTTTTCGCATGGGTTCCCGGCAAATCACGGTCGCTGGCTCTGACGCTCAGTTCGTCGCCAAGACCGGTAACGCCGCGAACAGCACGAACCCCTGGGGCTACACCTTCACGCCCAACAGCGGATCGCCCAACATTGACACGACGATCTGGCAATTGCCGGTGCGCGTTGTCGTGGCCCAGCTTCCCATCCGCACGGCTGTTTTGTCCGATGTGAACAACCTGCCGCAGACGCTGGTTGAGGACATGATGCTTGAGTTTTCGTAACTTGAAGCCGCCTCGATGGCTATTAATGACGACCAAGCTGGCTCTACGACCACCTCCACCGGAGCGACCAGCGGCTTGCGCGGTTTGGATTCGTACACCAGCGCCGGGGCCAGCGCTTTTGGCACCTCGGGCACGGCCATTACCAACGGCATTCACAGCATCGCCACGGTGTCCCTTGGCGGCGTCACGGTGACCTATAACAAGATGGTCGATATTGCCAAGGCATTGCCTTCGCAGTATTGGTCCCTGCCTGGGACCGCCTGGCACATTTCGCCCGACCTGATTCTGGCTTTGCGCCAACTCAAAGACACGCAAGGCCTGCCGCTGTTCCTTGAGATCGGCGACAAAGACGGCGCGTCGATTGGTAACGTGTTCGGGTTCCCGGTGATCCCTAATCCGTACCTGTCTGCCGCGTTCCCGATCTATCTTGCCAACTGGCCGCGGTTCTTTACTATCGGAGACACCGAGCAGTTCAACGTGCAAATGTACGAACAGACCGCGCCCGGTTTTGTGACCATGTACGCGGAAAAGCGTGTTGTCAGTTCGGTGCGCG